GGGTTCACTAATCAGGATAATTATCAGAAAGCGGCCGCCGCTGCCGCACTTTTTAGAGAAAACGGAATATATGCAAGATTGGTTGAGGAAACAAATTCAAATATAGAATTAAAAAGAGATTCATCAGCAAATCAAACACCGACAGTTATCATAGCTCCGCAAACTAACACAAACAGAAACACAACACGAAGCGCACCACCTTCTCAACCAAATGTTAATCCCATGTTAGGTAGATAAAATGGAATATTCAACAGCAAAATCAATCAGAGGTAGATCACTATCATCAATGGTGACACAGGGTATTCGTTCAGGTCGCGGAGTTGGTTCATCTATACGAGGTGCAATCTCACAGAAGATGAGAGCCAGGATGACTGGCATCAAAGAAAAATTTGATCCAATGAATGTTGCCAAGTTTCTAACTGGTGGCAGCAACTTAGCACCAGCAATTCTTGGTAGATTAACAGGTAGAAGTCAAAGTGATATAAATTATTTTTCTGGTGGCAGAAAAACTGCTACAAGAGTTGGCAAATCTTCTATGCTAGGAACAATGGGTGGCGATTCAGTTGAATCTTTGAGTGAATTATTTACTTTCATTAAAAAGAGCCATGAGCAAGATTTAAGAATACGCGAAACAGAAAGAAGCTTTCAAGAAGAAAGAGCAAACGAAGATCAGCGTAGACACAATGAATTCATAAAAATACTTAAAGATTATGTTGGATCAACTGGTACGGCAACAATTATTAAAGAGGGTGAAAAATCTGGAGGATTTTTTGATTTTATCAAAAAGATGATTTCGGATGCTATCAAAGGTGCAATAGAAACAATACAGAAAATGTATTCTTGGATTAAAGATTTAAAAATATTGCAGAGTATTGCTCCATTTTTATCTAAGCTTGCAGGAATAATTACAGGAGGAAGTTATGCTTCCATATTAGCTTTTCTTTTACCTGCTGCTGCTGTTGGTGCTTTGTTATTTTTGATTAGAAATCAAATGAATAAAATTGAAAGTAATCCTTTTGCAGAAGAATTTAAAGATAATCCTTATGCTATGAAACTTCGTGGTGAAGCTCCCACTGTTGGTGCCGCTGCTCAAGCAAATATCAACAAGACTGTTCGCCGTATGCCAAGAAGATTGATTCAAGATTTTGTCAATTCAAATCTAACTGATGAAGAATTAGTTAATAATCCTGGAGCACCTGGTGCAGACAGAGCAACTTTGCAACAATGGTTGTCAGAAAATCCAAATCCGAATTCTCAATGGCAACCACCTACTGCACCGTCAGCGGCCGGAATGCCATCAAATAATGCAGCAAATCAACTTAATACACCAGGCGGAAGAATGGCCCCTGCTGCTCCAACCACTTCAGGATCATATGGTGGCGGTGGAGGTCTGGCTGCATCACCAGGTATGATGGGAAATCAACCAAGCCTTTCAACACAAGGAACAAATGCCACACCAGTTTCATCAATGCCACAGAGCGCCGCGGTATATCCAGCAAGCAGCGAGAATGCAATGTTGAATATGGGTGGCGGCTATGTGGATTCTGTTACGCCGATTGTTGCATCAAGTGTAAACAATACCTCAACCGATGATGTTATTTCTGCACCCGCATCTATAAGAGACAGCACGGTGATATTGAGTAGAGTGTTTAGACAGTCAAGCGCATACGTATAAAAAAAGGACCTTTAAGGTCCTTTTCTTTATTCTTCTTCAGCCAATTTTGAGAAATAGGCCAAATCATCGTCGTCAGCAGCTTCAGGCATCACGGCTTTCTTTACTGGTGTAGCCTTAGCTTGTTCAACAGTGGTGCGTGGCACAGGCGCTCCACCATCCATACCTAGAACCTTATCAAGGCGTGCTTTCAATTCATCATATGACTTGAAGTTTTCGGGGAGCAAGAATTCTTTGAGGGAATATTCTTTCTTCCAAATAGATTCAAGCTTGTCATCATCAAAGCCACCAAGAACAGAGGGAGATTCAAACTCAGACTTATCATAGTTCTGATAACCCTCAACTTTACGAATCTTCAACTTGAAGTTGGCACCAGCCCACAGGTCAAATGGGTTAACTGCTTTCTCATCTTCAAATTGTGGATTCATTGCTTCGTTGATCTTGTCAAAGATTTTCTTACCAAACTTGTACAAGAAAACTTTGCCTTCGTTTTCTGGATTTTTTGGATCTTCAACAATATAAATGTTGGCGTAGTAAGAAAGACGGCGTTTCTGTTTACGTGCAACTTCTTTGTTAGATTCAATTCCAGAATTCCACAACTGAGAGTTGTATTCTGAAACAGGATCTTTTTGACCAAGAGTGGTCAAAGAGTTTTCAATGTACCAGCCGCCGGGACCCTGAAAGCCATGGTTGAAGACCTTAACCCATGGAAGCCCATCGTCACCATCAGTGGAAGGTGCAGGAAGAAAACGAATAACGGCATAGCCATTGCCTGCTTTATCTACTTCTGGTTTCCAGAAATTATCTTCTTTAGAGGGGGATTCGGCCGAATTAAGCTGTTCAATAGCTTTAGCCAGTTTGTCGAGATTGCCAGATTGGCGCTTAAGATTTGCGAATGAACTCATTGTATTTTTCCTTGTATAAACGTTGTATTAAATGTATATCGTCTTGTCCACATAAAGCATTATATACTATTATATAGCCAAAGTCAAACATACATCTTCAGCATAGAGATAGTGGATACTGCACCAGTGTGAAGTATACCAATACCGCCTGCCATATTCCAATCATCAATAACAGATTCGGTGTCATCAATGATTATAGAATTCGGTGTAGAAAATTTAAATTTATGTTGCTTGCCAGGAACAAGATTTACTTTGTAATCAATCTTGTGGTGCTTTAACCATGCAGTCTTTTGTGGCATAATATCATTATGCCTCTTTTCAGATGCAGTTGAAGAAAGAATTTCTTTTGGAATATTCAGTGTGTTCAAATAAGCCAACAAAAGTTGCCCATCTTGCATCATGTCAAGTGTTGCAAATTCTTCATCGGCAATAAACTTATCAAAGAAGTTACCAAAACTTTTGTTGTCTCGGGTTTCACTTGGAGAAATTTTGAACTTTTCTTTGTATCTCTTTTCAAAGTCGGCAATAACGCCATCCATATCAACATAAATTTTTTCTATGCGAGTTGACATAATTTATCCTTCAAAAGGTTTTTTAATTTAACCTTGTCATAATTTAAAAACGGCTTGTACTTTTCACAACTCTTGATGAATTCTGGAAAGATGATATCGTCATCTACCTTCTTCACCCACATGGGCATAAAGTTTAATATCTCATTTAAGATAATTAAAGTCTCTTTAGTACTCTTTCCTTGTGTGTAAAGAGTATACAACAAGGGGTACTGCCCGTCAACAACCTTGAGCAATTCTTCCGGATTGTTTACCGAATCAAATAGGCCGTGGAGGTCTTGTTCAAAAACATAAGAGATTGATTGTTGGGTTTTTTGCCATACTTTGTATTCAGAATCAGCGTCTTCTGTTAGAAGTTCGCCGACCCAAATCTTCGGATTCACTAGCATATTGGCAACATAGAAACCAAAAAGTTCATCACGTTTGTATTTTCTGGACAATTTATAGAATTGAAATTTGTCCTTACGCAACATGAATTGATTTTTGTTGACGTTTGTTTTGCCGTTATACTTTACATAATCATAGTTGCTTGTGAAATGTAACTTTAGCCCATGATACATTTCATATGCTTCAAACCCACCTGCTTCGTTCATAGTGGCAATGTATTCACTTTCTTTTTCATCATATTAATTGCGTGGGCTTCTTCACCGATCTTGGCTTTGATTGGTGGTGTTAGCAGTGTTGCAGCCAACTCCACCTCAAATCCAATTTCTTCGCAATGATGCACAACGGCATCCATGAAGCCAATATTTTTTTCAGCAACTATTTTTTCAATGATAGCACTGAATTCTCGGATTTCATCTTTCGTGGGCATTATTTTTTCAACGCCATAGCATATGCGATACACGTGGAGGTTGGAGTACCTTCATATGAACATTTAACGGAAATTGGATCAACACCTTTTTGAATTGCTGCATCAATGTTTTTTGCCATGTTGTTACGATCATTGATGTTGTATAGAAAGCCACCAATAATAACTGAGCATGTAGCAATTGTAGCACAAACAATGACAGTAACCAGTTCCGTATTTGTTTTCTCACTCATATAATCTCCTTGTTTCGGTCAATATTATCCTTATTGCTCTTGTAAAAGATGTGTCTCCCAATTTGGTCAACTTTTCTTAACTTCCAGCCAGGATTTACATAATCTGCATGATAGTATGTGGCTCCGTGAGTAACATCTTTCATGCGTTCGTAGTTTACAACCATATGTGTTGCTAACTCCCGAATCTCATTATACAACGCAGTATCACGGATTGTCAAGCGTTTTTTCAGTACATTTGGATCACAATACCAAGAAAATTGGCATGTACCATTTGTCTTTTGAAACACCACATCACAGATAGTGTGTGCATAATTTCCGGTTTGCAAACGATTAATCGTCACAAACGCAACGGCTTTTTTGCCGTCTAAAGGCTCATGTGCAGCCTCAAAGTAGATATTTTCCGCTAAACATGTAACTTGTTTTTGAACATCTTTAGACAATTCTTGATAAGATGTTTTGAAGGGTAAAATCCCATGTAGATCAATGTTAATCATACCCAAAAACAGAATCACTGCGGAAAAAGCAATGGTTAAAAGTATTGGTTTACTTTTCATTGTTTTCCTTTCTTGATGGTGGTAGGTTATTCTGTTACGAGGAAACCTACCGAAACCCTAGTAAGCGTTTAGGCTGCCAATGCGAAACGTTCATCGTTTGCGTTTACTTGATTTAGTTTTTACACCTACTCTGGTGAGTTGTCCACTTCTATACTCTTTGCCCTGTCGAAACCTGGTCATCCCCATCAAAAGCATACTCTGTCGCCGTTTTTGCTACGCCGGTAACGACCAAGACCTCAAAGAATATGCTTTTGGTGGAGATGGGCGGAATCGAACCGCCGTCCAGAACACTTTTCAAGTTGCTTCATACAACCATTGCCGCTAGTATAGCAGCTTATTATTTAGGTGTCAAGAGTTTTTTCGGTAGAAATCTATGTGTTCCACCAAGTTTTCTATGTGATCCGATGTTTTTTCCACAAAAATACATGCATCCTCATCTTCAACAGCCATCAAAATAACAATCTAGTCAACCGGAACACCAACATGTTCCTCATACATTCCAGAGTATGCGGTGCATTGTGCAAAATATTCAGGAATGTCTTCTTTACTCTTGATTCTCTTAGAAGTCTTAAAGTCAATGATAGACAATACACCATCCCATTCCGCAATCAAGTCAACACGACCAGCCATGCCGATGCGTTCAGACCAAAGAGACTGCTCAATATAGTGTATGTTGTTGATTCTTTGCATTGCAGGTATCAAAGAACGAAACATCATCACAGAATCTGGCATTTCATTACGCCATTCAATCTTTTCGTTCTTTAGATACCGTTCAGCGATATTGTGTACACGATTGCCACGACCAGTAGCCATCTTTGATATACGATTGGCTTCCTGCTCACCGACACGATTACGCCATTCCATTATGGATTGTTTTTTCTTTGCACCAACAACAGTTGTGACAGAAGGAAGACGAACACCATTTGGTGTCGTATAATATCGTTTACCGTCCGAGTGTGTGTTGGATACTAGATCAGGTAATTTTTTTGGTTCACAATGTATATAAATCATTTTTTTAATTATGCACCATCACCACCACCTCCGAAGCCGCCGTCTCCTGGACCTGGAGGATAAGATAGCATTGAATGTACAAATATTTGTTTGGAAACATTATAATTAATACCGTTATATCGTAACACTGCCGCGCATGTCAATGTTGATCCAAATAAATTATAGTTACCAAATTGGTAAGAACCATCAAAATTAAAGGTGTTGTTCGTTACTGTAACTGTTTGTGAAGTGGCATTTGTAAGAGTGTATGCAGAAGAACCCGCCGTCCATAAAAACGATATAGGAGTAACTTTTGGATGAAAGAGAGCAGTAACGGTTGTTGAGTTTGATCCTCCTGTACCCCCTAGCGAATCTGCTCTAATTGCTGTTTTATCGAACCAAAGATTTGGTACAGTAAACGGTCCTGCATTACCCACTGTTGTGACATTAATTCTTATTACATATGGTGCTCTACTCGGACCATCATTATCATTAGCCATAACGATGCCCAGCCAATTATTAAGTGCTGTGGGTTGTTGAGTAACCGTAACTGGTCCCCTACCACTTGATCCTGTAGTATTTATTGTGACAGATGTATAGTTGCCAGGTTCTGTAAGCCCTCGAATATTACTGTTTGAATAGGTAAAAGAATCAAAAACAAAATCATTTACGTGTGTAAACCAACGGCTACCCATACTTTTTAAATCCACCAACCAATAAACTTCACGATCAATTCCGCCAGCGAATCCATCAAAAAAATACACAGATATAATATGTTCATTGGTGTAAGAAGGCGCACTGAAAGCGGATTCTTTTCCATAAAAGTCACTGAATTTTGCAGTTCCACCGGAAGTAAGCCCGGCCGTTAGGCCGGCCAAGTTATTTACACTATAAGGAGTGGAAACTCTATATTCTGGTCCAATATCTGAGAGACCAATAG